TACATTGAACTGTCCCGGCAGACGACATACCGATCAATGTACTTCACTTGTATGTAAGGACTATTAATATGGCACGCACTACGTTCAGCGGCCCCCTTCGTTCGATGGGTGGCTTGTATCAACAGGGCCCCGGCGCTGTTCTTACGCTCACTTCCAGCACTACGCTGGACCCCGTCACCCACGGCGGACGGCTTTTGGTTATTGGCGGCTCTTTGGCGGCTGCTTTGACCTTGACTCTCCCCACCATCAACACCAACGCTGATGCTTCCACTGCTGGCCCGGGCCGCGATTACAACACCCAGAATAATCTAGGCGTGCTGTACACCATTTGGGTTTCCACCACGATTAGCACTAGCTCTTTGAAGATTGGTACTGATGGCACTGACAAATTCATCGGCTCTCTGTTGTCGGTGGACACCGATTCGGCTGGCGCAATGGTAGGTTTTACTGCCGCAGCTTCAAACGACTTCATCAATTTGAATGGAACGACCACTGGTGGCGTTGCAGGCACTTGGATTGAGATCCGCGCAATTGCCGCATTGAAGTACTGCGTCACTGGCGTGATCCTCGGCACTGGCACCGTTGCTACACCGTTTGCCGATTCCTAATAGGAGGCCCTATGAGTGGCTTTCAATTTGACGTAAAAAGTTCGCATGTAAATGCCAGTGGCCAAATGGTCACTGGCAGAACGCGCCTGAAAGGCGTTATTGGTATTGGCTCTGGCACAGCAGGCACAGTGAACATTTGGGATTCTTCTGCGGCCCCAACTGCCGTCACTTATGGCCGTGCTGGAACTCTTATCACCATTACTCTGGCCTCCCACGGCTTGACTACCGGTGATGTGGTCGGCCTCGCCTTTGGCGCAGGCACAGGTGGTACAGCTACCAATGGAAATTATGTTGTTACGGTACTCACATCGAGTACATACACTGTAACGGACATTAATTCCGGTAGCATCACTGCCGGTGCAGCAGCTTCCCAAAGCGCCGTTGGTTCCCGTTGGATGACTTCATGGGACACCACAAATAACTCCGCTACGGTCACACTGTTGATCCCCGGCGATGGTATTTGGGCAACTAATGGCTTGTATGCTCAATTGTCAAACCAGACTGGCTTGACTATTTATTACGGATAAGGAGTCCATCATGGGACGTGCAGCAAAAATGGCAGATGATCAGTACCAAGGCGAATGCCAGCCCGGTGCGCAAAAGCAAGACATGGGCAAGGGTGGCCCTAAACAAACGCCTAGGAAGCCCGGAAAAGGCCCCGTAAGCTCTGTTTCTCCCCGTGGTGTAGGTCAGGCCCGCAATAAGCCTTGCAAGATGTACTAAGGAGCAGCCATGAAGCCCGGTTTGTATGCCAACATCAATGCAAAACAGGACCGGATTAAAGCTGGTTCTGGTGAAAAGATGAGAAAAGTTGGTAGCAAAGGCGCTCCAACCGCTGCTGCTTTTAAACAATCCGCAAAAACTGCAAAGAAGCCTAAAAAATGAAGTCCCCGGCATGGCAGCGTAAGGAAGGCAAAAACCCCAATGGGGGCTTGAATGCCAAGGGCCGCGCCTCTGCCAAGAAACAAGGGATGAATTTGAAAGCTCCTCAGCCAGAAGGCGGTAGCAGGAAAGATTCTTTTTGTGCACGAATGGAAGGCATGAAAAAGAAACTTACCAGCGAAAAAACGGCGAAAGACCCAAATTCACGAATCAATAAAAGCCTTCGTGCTTGGAAATGCTGAGGTCAATATGAACGATGCACATGACGCAAAGACAATGGCTGATGGCGCTGCGGTAGTCATGGGCCTTGGCGGTTTTTTAGGATGGATGACTCCCGTGGTAACACTTATTGGCGGCATCTTGACTATTGTGTGGCTAGGTATTCGTATTTGGGAAACCGATACGATACAGAAACTGGTAAAAACCGATGCCTAGTAAGAGTAAAAAGCAGCACAACTTGATGGAAGCGGTGGCGCACAGCCCCGCTTTTGCCAAAAAGGTTGGTATCCCACAATCCGTGGGCCAAGATTTTTCTAAAGCGGACAAGGGCCGCAAATTTCAAAAAGGTGGCGATATGAAAGCAAAGATGAGCATGAAGAAGTTTGAAGCATCTTCTAAGGACATGGAAAAAGGCATGAAAGAAGGCTCCAAAAAAGACATGATGGCTGATAAAGAAGCCATGATGGGCTACAAAAAAGGTGGAATGCCTATGAAGATGAAAGATGGCCAAAAAGTGCCTGCTTTTTTAAATAAAGGCGGCGCAGCACTCCGTGGCCAAGGCATTGCCCAGCGCGGTTATGCCGGTGGCGGTAAGGTGTCTAGCGTACAAGTAAAAGGCATGGGTGCAGCACGCGCACGCACTGCAAAAATTTGCTAAAAAATGACCACTTCGGGCGTAGCCAACTTTGACCTGCAATTTGATGACTTAATTGCCGAGGCGTACGAACGCTGCGGCATAGAGGTCAGGGCAGGCTACGACATGAAGACCGCTTTGCGGTCTTTAAACCTGATTTTTGCTGAGTGGGCCAACCGAGGGCTTAATCTGTGGACGATTGAGCAGCGGACCGTGACCCTTGTGGCTGGGACAAACAACTACAACCTTCCCGATGACACCGTAAATGCCCTGTCAGCGGTCATTCGTACGGGAAGTGGATCCACGCAGCAAGACATCACGATTGATCGCATCAGCCGCGCTGAATACCTGCACATTCCCAACAAGAACACTCAGTCCCGGCCCGCCCAGTACTATGTACAGCGCTCTGTACCTACAACTTTGTACCTGTACCCTGCTCCCGATAGTACGACTACCTACACCTTTGTGTATTACGCTGTTCGCCGGATCGACAATGCAGGCACTTACATCAATACGGCAGACATTGTTTTCCGTTTCCTCCCCGCTTTGGTTGCAGCGCTGGCGTACTACCTTGCTTTGAAGCGTGCACCTGAGCGCGTGCAGATGCTCAAGCAGTATTACGAAGAAGAGTTTGCCCGGGCTGCCATGGAGGACAGAGACACCGCCAGTGTGTTTTTGATACCTACTTTCACAGGTAGATAGCCATGTCAGGCTTCGCTTCTGGTAAGTTTGCGATTGCCCTCTGTGATCAGTGTGGGCAAAGGTACAAGCTGCTTGAGTTGATCCGAGATTGGAAAGGCTTTAAGGTCTGCGAAGAGTGTTACGAGCCTAAGCATCCGCAGTTGGAGCCCAAGCGCACAATTACAGAGCCGCAAGCCCTGTATCAACCCCGCCCAGAGTCTAAATTGCTTGTTACAATCTTTGTAGGGTTTACGGCGGATACTTCCTTCTCAAGTGTAGGTATGACTCCTATGCCTTATGCCAAACCGTTGGATGCAGCAGGACTTATGGGGCAAGTTGGGACACGAATAACATGACCTACACAGAACTTTGCGCAGCAATTGCTGACTACACCCAGAATACGTTCACGGCAACGGAACTTTCTACGTTTACGAAGCAGGCAGAGCAGCGAATCTACAACACGGTGCAGCTTGCCAACTTGCGCAAGAACATGACGGGCACTGTTACGGCAAACAACAAGTATTTGTCGGCCCCAGATGACTTTTTGTCGGTCTATTCCCTTGCAATTTTCCCGTACGGGGGCGGCGATTACACCTACCTGTTGGATAAGGATGTCAACTTCATCCGGGAAGTCTACCCTTCGTCCACTACCACGGGCACGCCCAAGTATTACGCCATTTTTGGACCACAGTCGAGCAATGTAACGGAGCTTTCCTTCATCCTCGGACCAACGCCAAGCACCACGTTCAGCGTGGAGTTGCATTACTACTACTACCCCGAGTCTATCGTCACTGCTGGTACATCGTGGCTGGGCGATAACTTTGATTCGACCCTTCTTTATGGCTCCTTGGTCGAGGCATACACCTTTATGAAGGGTGAGCAAGACTTGATGGGCGTTTACGATGCCAAGTACAAGGAAGCTTTATTGCTACTGAAGAACTTGGGCGATGGCAAGCAGCGGATGGACACGTACCGCGATGGCCAAGTCAAGAATAAGGTGGCCTGAGCATGATTACCGCAGGCCTTACCAATAGCTTCAAGTACCAACTGTTGTTGGGGCAGCATGATTTTTCCGTGGACACGATCAAGATTGCTTTGTACACAGTAAGCGCTGATATGGGCCCCACCACCACGGTCTATACGACCACCAATGAAGTGACGGGTACTGGGTATACCGCTGGTGGTGTGACGGCCACCAATGTAACGGTAACCTTGAGCAATGGCGTGGCGTTTGTGGACTTTGATGACCCAACGTGGGCTGGAGCCACCTTTACTGCGCAGGGGGCCCTGATTTACAATGTTTCCAAATCCAATAAATCGGTGGGATTGCTTAATTTTGGTCAAGCTCAGGTAATGATAAACCAAGGTTTTCAGATCTTGATGCCTTCCAACTCCTCCGATTTGGCACTTATACGTATCATCTAAGGAATTCAAGTGGCACTTGTAACTACCACCAAAGGCGACATGGATGATTCCTTGCTTGAAAAGCGGGAAGGCACAGTCGATAATGAGAATGAACTGACAACGTGGGTTGAGTACTGGCTGGATGGCGAGTTGGTTCACCGATCAGCGCACGTTACGCTGAAGAAAATGCCTACCTTTGCAGGTGGCGAAGCTGCTTCTTTTTAAGGAAATATTATGAGCAACACGCAATCAATGGTCACTTCGTTCCTTGGGGAACTGATGCTAGGTCAACACCAGCTTGGCACTTCTACTATCGTTTCTCGCGGGAGCCTAACCTCACCTACTACGGACACAGTTAAGGCGGCGTTGTACTTGGCTTCTGCTACGGTCAATGCTTCCACTACAGCGTATTCTGCTACTGGTGAAGTTTCCGGCACAGGCTACACAGCGGGCGGGGTGACGGTAACGAATGCAACGGCTCCAACTTCTACCAACTCGTCTTCAACGGCGGGCGTAGGGTACTGGACACCTTCTGCTTCTATTACTTACACAACCGTAACGCTGTCTACTGCGTTTGATTGTGTCTTGATCTATAACTCGACGCAGAGTAATAAGGCAATCAGTGTCCACACCTTTGGTTCCCAGACTATTACTGCCGGAACCTTTACCTTGACCATGCCTTCCAACACGACTACGACTGCTCTGTTGCGCTTGGCTACAACCTAAAGGTAGGTCATGGCTGGATGGGGCGTTGGCGCTTGGGGCTACGGCACTTGGGGCAACGGCGAAACCATCCTCACTGGGGATGAGGCAACCGGCTCCCCCGGTTCAGTCACGCCTAGCAGGACAGTAGCTCTAAGCGGAGTATCCGCAGCAGGCGCAGTAGGAACAGTAAGCCCAGTCATAACGGTAGCCCTGACCGGAGTATCGGCAGCAGGCGCGGTTGGCACAGTCTCCAGAGGAAACACATCCCTTGCTTTAACTGGGGTAGCGGCTTCAGGTGCGGTTGGCACGGTTGTTCCAAGTACCTCAGAGAGTGAGGATGGGGATGTTGCAGCAGGTCTAGTAGGTACGGTCACCCCAAGTTTGACGGTTGCGCTTACAGGCGTGTCAGCTTCTGGGGCAGTTGGGACTGTAGTACAGAGTAAAGCGGTAACGCTTACAGGAGTTTCAGCCGCAGGTGCGGTAGGTAACGTAGCTCTTGGTACTCGCTCACTTGCATTGACAGGTGATGCTGCTGCGGGATTGGTGGGGACAGTATCCCCAGATAGAGATAAAGCCCTGACAGGGGTCGCCGCCACAGGCGCAGTAGGTACGGTGGTTCAGTCTGCTGCTGTGCCTCTTGTGGGTGTTATGGCGCAGGCAGAGGTGTCGCAAGTAATTGTTCCTCTTAGCCCGTTGACGGCTACAGGTTCGGTTGGTTCGGTTACTCAAGGACTCTCTATTGCGCTGTCTGGAGTGTCTACGGCAGGTGCGGTTGGTTCGGTTGGTTTAGGGCCAAGAAGTTTTGCGCTGACAGGTAACTATGCCAAGGGTGATGTAGGTGTAGTTATCGCGGTTTACTGGAAATTGATAGATGACATGCAGGTAGCTGATTGGCAGAATATAGGTAATAATCAGACACCGGGGTGGTCAGGAATTACGAACGACGAAACACCCAACTGGGTGCTTATCCCAACTGAGTAGGAGTTATAAATGACGGTCAATTACACAACCAATCTAGCCCTCGGACAGCCGGTAACCGGCACAGAATCCGGTACATGGGGCGATGACGTAAACAACAGCGTTACGTCTTACTTGGACATTGCCATTGCTGGCGGCTTGTCGGTCTCTATCACCACGACAGACGTTACGCTCACGCTCACACAGGGTACAAGCTCGGCAACTAACATCGGCTCGACCACGGCGCAGTACGCCATCCTGAACGTAAGCGGGGCAATGACCGCAGCGCGTAACTTGATCCTGCCTAGCAGCAGCCGTCAGTACGTCATCAACAACAATACCACTGGTGGGTTTGCCCTGACGGTTAAAGGCTCTGCTACCAGCGGCGTAACGATGGTCAACGGCGAGAAGGCCCAAATATTTTGGAACGGCTCTGACTATGCCAAGCTATCCAACACACCGGGCGGCGCAGGAACATTTAGCTCCATCACCAACACCGGCCTGACATCGGGCCGTGTGGTGTACTCCACCACTGGTGGCCTTGAGACTGACTCTGCCAACCTTTTGTACAGCGGTACTGACCTGACTGTGTATGGCCTCACCGTGGGCCGTGGTGCTGGTGCTGTGTCCACCAATACTGCGGTGGGGACTAGTGCTTTAAGTGCTAACACTACAGGTGCAAACAACACTGCTATAGGCTATCAGTCTTTATTAAACAATACAGCCAACAACAATGCGGCTTATGGTTTTTCTTCATTAAAAGCCAACACATCTGGAACTCAAAATACAGGTATTGGACAGTCGGCTGGTTTTGGTACAACCACTGGAACAGATAATACCTTCCTTGGATTTACCACTGGTTATGCCAATACCACTGGCGCTCAAAATACTGCGCTTGGCTCCCAAGCCCTTGCGGCAAACACCACAGCCGCTAACAACACTGCTGTAGGTTATCAGGCTAGTTACAGTAATACAACGGGTACAGCAATAACTGCTGTAGGTCAAAGTGCGTTGTATTCAAATACTACAGCAGCATATAACACTGCTGTTGGTATGCGGGCTGCTTATACCAATACTATAGGTGCCGGTTTAGTTGCTATTGGGTATGGCGCTTTACAAAATAATACTACTGGATCTAATAACGTAGCAGTAGGTGGATATGATGGTAGCGCAGCACTTCCCCCGTTAAATTCCAATACTACAGGTTCTTCTAATACTTCTGTAGGTAACGGTGCATTAACCTCCAACACCACAGCATCAGAAAACACTGCTGTAGGCTATACCGCTGGTTACGCCAACACAACTGGCGTTCAGATTACCGCAGTTGGTTCTTATGCTTTAAGGTTAAACACAACTGGTAATTACAACTCGGCACTTGGTTCTGTTGCTTTGTACTCAAATACAACTGGCGGAAACAATACAGCAATGGGTTACTACGCCCTTTACTTAAACACCACAGCATCTCAAAACACCGCCGTAGGTTATCAAGCTGCGTATAGTAATACAACAGCAAATGGTATTG